TATTACCTTTACGAAAGTATTTAGAATCTATTTCGTCACGTACCCCCGACTTTTGCTCTGCATACCATTTTTTTAAGTAAGTAATCATTGACGCACCTAACTTTAATTCGTCTTTGCCGTTTGTTAAAAGCAATCCACCTTGTGATGCTCTATGTCTATATATCTTATTTTCCATTTTCTAATAAATTTTGTACCTCAACAGATACGTTATACTTTGTTTTTACTTGTTCAATTGTATAGTTACCACCTTGTAATGCTTTCTTAACTGCATCGAAGTTCGGTGTGTTAGGCTCTAGATTAGGAAGTAACTTGAATCCTTTAACTCTAATACCACCAACTACTTTACCCATCATTCGTATAGTGTCATCAAATTGTAACTCTACCTTAGTACCAATCCAGTTGCCTATATTACGTGAATCCAAAAGTGATAATCCTTTCTCTAGTACCAAATTGTTAGCTATCATTTTACGATTAGAACTATTACAAACCATGTCCATAACATCTTCTTCAAACTCCAGGAAGTAACCATCGGTCTTGTTACCACTTACATCTACACCTTTTGAGTAGTATGCATCTTTGATTGTAAGTATGCAATTACCTTTCTCTGCTGTAATTATTGCCACATCAACTCCTGCAAGGTGCGAATGTTTACGATATTTCATCGCGTCTATATTATGCTCTTTCATTGTCTTTGTTTTTAAGTATTATTTCTATTAAATCTGGTTCGCTGAATTCCCACATGAGGTATTGTAGGATGTCCATTGCTAGGGTAACTTGTTGTGGTTTCGTGTTGACTTCTTCACCTAATATGTAACCAAGTCTTTTAATTTGCTTTAGGTTGATTTCGTGCTTATCCGTTAAATCTGCTACTATCTTCATAATCTAACTAATTTTAAAACGTTTAATTTTTCTTGGATTATTTGTGTAAGGCTTGGATATTTCTCTAATGCCTTTGTGTACATGATTTCCATTTCTTGGATGGTTAGCATTAACTCATCGTACTTTCTTGCTTTGTCTTCAGTTGTCATCTTCTTTTAGTTTTTGTATTTGTAATTTAATTCTGTCAATCGCGTCGATTTGACCTCTAAGAAATTCACTACTTTCATATTCGGTAGTTCTACTTTCTAATCCTCTTTGCCACCCTTTAAGGTATGCTTCAAGTAATTCTAGTTTATCGTTCATCTTATTTATCATTTAATCGTTCATACTCGTAATCTTCGTCTTCTTCTTCCTCTTGATCGTCTTCATCGTAGTCTTCAAGATAATTGTCTAATTGCGATTCCCAGTATCTATCAAAAGAATCATTTCCATAACATCCACTCATAATTCTAATATTAAATTGTTTATATATGCAAATATAATACATTTATTATAATATAATCACATTTCTATAATTATTTTTTGAAATTCTTTTAGTGAACGTATTAAAAAATATTTAAAACCTTGATTTTCAAGTAGCTTTTGTTGATACTTTTGTAATTCCGATTGCACTCCATTTATAGTTTTGAATTCAACAAATACACAAACACCATTTTTAAGCATAATTAAATCTGGAAATCCTGAAACAGATACTTTAATAGTTTTACAACAATACCATCCGTTTTTTTTAGCGTAGTTTATACATGAAGTTTGAATCTTACTTTCTAACATTTCTCGAATTGTTTTAGTGTGAATGTCTTTTTTTGCTTTACTACCTGGTGGATTTGCTCAGTTAGTGAACCTTTGCCATAAATAAAATACACATCGTTTTCTTTACGTGAGATTGTTGTTAAGCGATCAATTGATTGTATATAATTTGTGCCACTAAATCCAAAGTTAAAGAACACCAGGCAATCCGCTGAACTTAAATTAATACCCATCGCGGAGCTATATTGCTGACCTATGTAATGCTTATCGGTAGTATTAAATTCCTCTATGTCGGTGGTGTGGTTTGGGAAAGCAAATTGTAATAAATGAAACTCCTCTATGTAATAGTAAAATATAGCTAGCTTTTTACCTTTAAAATGTTCCGCAATAAACAAAGCTTTTGAATTATCTATTACCATTGAATTTCCACTCTCAAACTTAATTGTACCGCTTTCTAGTTGGTGTAATTTACTCATCATTTTAACACCTGAATCTGCTAGTATTACTTCTTCTTTACCCTCAACTATGTTATCTTTTTTTAGCTTATCAATTATTTTTTTGTTACAGGAATCGAAATATATTACTTTCTCATTTACTTTACTTTCAAATCCAGCATTTGCTTGTGTAAACTTTAAAATATATGGTTGTATAACTGCATCAATCAAATCAATCTTAGCTGCTGAATAATCATTTATAGTTCCGTAGCTAACATATTTTAGTGTTGGTTGTGTAAATACCTTACTCCATGCGTAGAAGTTCTTATATTGACTAAATGGACTATAAGCACTCAACCAAAATTGGTGGTAAACTTGGGAATATGATTCAGCCGCCATTGTTCCTGAAAGTAATATCAATGGAATTCTTGAAAAACGTGCTTTAAATTCCTTTGCTTTATTACTTGGCTTTGGAAAAGACGCCATTCCATGTGCTTCATCTTGCACAACTACATCAAAATCATTATCCTTAATCTTAGAAAGTGATTCGTTATTGATAACAACTAGGTCAAATGTATATCCAAAGTCATTATAATCGTTTTGAATAGAAGTAATAGCTTTCTTTTTAGTTAGAAACAATACTTTCTTAGCACCAAATAGTCTACACGTTTCTAATGCTGTTGCTGTTTTACCTGTTCTTACACTAAAATTTAAGTACACTATCTTTTTTTCTCGTAGTATATCAACTGCTTTCTTTGATAGGTCTAGTTGGTAATCTCTTAAAATCTTCATACTATTTATTTATAAATGAGAATATGTGTTCAATTACAGGAAGTGTCCAACCATCGCCAAGTAATGAGCCTGCCTTTGCTTTAGATAATATACTTGTATATCCATCAGGAAAACCTTGTAATCTTTCCATCTCAACTTGATTAACTGTTCTTACTATTCCATCTTTATAAGAATACAAATTATTATTTGACTCCATTAAACAAGGTGATTTTCCTTTTGTTACTCTTCCTCTTCTTGTTATACTTGTAGGAAAAGATAAATCTAAACAATCATTTTCAGTTACTATATCATAACCTTTAGCTGTATTTGTTTTAACTCTTAATTCATTATTTTCTTCATAAATTAAAGTAATCATTCCTGTAGTTTTATCTCTATGTTTTAAACTTTTTTGACTTCCATCTTTACCACTTCCTGTATTTAAACAACTATGTTTATCAGTGTCAACAATTCCACCTGTAATAACATCCTTAAACATTATACCTCTATCTTTAGGCTGTGGTATGTCAGTAACTAAATCAAACATAGTTTCTTTAGTTCTTATGTTACTCCAATAGTATCTATCGCGTAATTGTGCTACAACTAACTTTGAATTAATACGCACAGGATAAACACCTAATTCACGACTCATAATACCTACATCTAATTTACTTGCACTACCTACGTTTTCTTGAAGAAATAATACGTTTGGATTTAGTGATTTAATATGGTTTAATATGTCTACAAATGTAAAAAACAAACTAGACTTCTTACCATTTATTCCAGCACGTTTACCAGCCGCAGATAAATCTTGGCAAGGTGATCCGCTTAATATCAAATCAATGCTTTTCCAATCAATATCCCATTCTTTCCACTTAGTAACATCTCCAACTTGTATAGTGTCAGGAAAATGGTGTTGTGTCAATTCTATAGCATAAGGTTTTATTTCACTTGAATAGTATTCGTTTACTTTTATCCCTACATTTTCTAAGGCTTGTCTGCCTGTATTCATCCCGTTAAATAGGCTAACTACGTTCATATTTAAGTATTTTAAATGTCTTTTAAGTTTATTTCGTTTAAATGTTCATCTATTAAGTATATTTCACCTTCTTTTTTTATGAATCCAAAGGCATCTTTTACATCGTAGTAATAAGAAAATATATCATAACTTTTACCTGACAAGATAACATCATACTCATTGATGCATCTTATGTATTTATTTATTGATTCTTTCATAGTCCTTTTAGTTCTGGTGAATCCCATATATCATCAGATGGAATAATTGGTGCTTCGGTTTTATTTTCAAATTCTACCCATCTTCTATTATTAGTTTTTCCTTCAAATGTCTTGTGCTTATAAAATACTGCATAAGTAGATAACCAGGATGTAAATCTTTTTTTAGATAGCTTATGGAAATCAGTATAATCTTTTATAAATAAATCGTGTAAATCATCTTTAAAAAGTCTAACATTAAATGGTAAATTTCCATCGTTACACCATTCGTAGAACTCGTATGAAGTTTCTTTGATAAATTTACGGATGTCTAAGTTATTAAAATTATGCTTAACTAATCCATTTTCTAAATAATATTGGCAACAATTAATCATATAGTTATCGAATCTTAGCCATTCGTTATTATCCCACTCATCAAATAGCATATGTCCGAATTCATCTAGCGGTGTATGTTTAAAACTAAAATAGTCACTCATTTCAACCTCGAACTTTCTGCGTTCAAAAGATCCACCAATCCCACCAATCGTATAGTTAGTTGTAATTAATATCTTTGGCGATTTATTTACAGGTAATTTTATTGCATCCTGACCTTTATATTCTAAAGTAATCCCCTCGGTAATTAAAGAGAATAAAGACTCAAAATTAAAGTTCTTTTTAACATCGTCAAATATCAAAACTTGTGTATCTGTTGATACAGTTTGATAAGGAAATGATTTATTAAATTCAAAAGTCTTACCATCTATAGATGCTACTTTCTTCATTTTTGCAAGTGCATTCCAAAATAATCCCTTCCCACTTCCGCCGTTTGGATTCTCTGAAATAGTCTCATCGTTAAAAATAATTGCTTTATTATTAGCACTAGTTTTAAAAGAGTGCATTAAATATCCAATTACTGATTTAAATGAGTTGTATTTACTTACATCTTTACCAGCTATTAACCACAAGAATTTTCTAAATACAGCATCGTGATGATCAAAACTTTCAAAGTCTCTATCAATTAATTGTTTCTTCCAAACAAATCCTTTGATGTCAATATAATCTATCTTTTTAACTTCATTTTTAGATACTTCTAAAGCACAGTTATTGTAGTATAAATATGCTTTATCTATAGTATCTTCTTTTATTTCTATTTCAGCACTCTCTAAACAGGATAAAAACTCACTTGTAAAGTATTTTGTAGTGGATGCCATCATGTCATAAGGCATAAATCCAATGTCATCACGTTGCAATAATGTATCTAGTACAAAATCTTTGATTCTTTTCTCGTTTGTTTCTTCGATTAAGTTTTGGTCTTTACGAATAAAAGTATAAGTATTGCTATTAGTTGGAAAATACTTAAAGAAATTGTTCTCTTGTAACCAAAACTTATATTTATGTGGTGAAAGTTTACACTTTCCTTCTTGATCGTGCGACCAAAAGTCTTCCATTTCTACACGTTCTTTTAATCCTGACACACAACTTTCTAAATCTGACTCATTATATTCAGGGAATGAATTAAATATCTCCTTTACTTTTTTACCACTTCTTATTTGCTTTTCAATCTTATGTTTAGTTTGAGTATCTTCAAAGAATCTAGTTCCAAATTCATGTACATTTTTATAAGCAGAATTTAAAAGCATTAAAATTTCTTTCTCTTTTCCTCCTTCATCAAATTGCATTAATACATTTTCAGCTTCTCTTATATTAATACCAAATGTATTTAAAGCAGCAGCCAATTTAAAAAGATTATTATTCTTTTGACCAGCTACCATTCCATGATTCTCATTCCACCATTTCAACAAATTAGATATAATTCTATTATCTGATTTAATAGCTAGTAATGGCTCTTGTACACCTATATCTGAAATAGATAATGACTCACATTCAGTCCATACTTTAGATTCTTTGTTTAAAAATAAGTTTTCATCGTATGATTCATAGCAAAATCTATCAATATTAGAAGAAGACTTATCCCAATACTTAGAATCAAAGTGTTTTTCTAAAGCTAAGAAGTAGTTCTTATGCTCTCCTGTAGTGGCTATTTTAACTAGTACCTTTATACCCTTACCACTTGGAGAGATCCAACTAGAAAATACAAATTCATCTTTGCATATTTCTTCTTTGAATTTAATAGTATCTTCAAAAGTAGGTAATCCATCAAAGTCTAGTATTATTAATCCTGACCTTTTATCTACACCTCTTATTGACCTTTGTTTAAAGGTTCCATTAAAACATACCCCAGGCAATCCCTTCTTTAATTTGTTTTGTTCATCCTTTGATTCAGTAGCCCTAATTTGTTCATTTAATGCTTTACTCTTCCCTATCTTTATTCTATCTAAAGCATAGTAAACATCTTTGTTAAATGGATTAGAACTATCCATTACAGTCTTAAATATCGATACTAACATACTATTAAATTATCTACTCTATTATTAAATTGATTCTTATCCAATCTAGTTACTTTCTTAAATGATTCACTAATGAACTTCCTAGCAACTTCGGATGCCAAAAATACATCTTTTTTTCTACTATTGTTCTCTAGTGTCAAAGTTACTTTTGTTTTATATTGATTGCATTTTATAGGCTTTAAGTTACGATTAGTGTTTCTATTCATAACATTTCCAAAATTACTAATGTAGTAATGTTCTTCTAAGTGCTTCCAAATTTCTACCATATTAATTCTTTTAGTTTATTTTGATATGCTAAGTGTGCTTCTTCTTCATTAGTAAAATACCCTAAATGTTTTTTCTTAGAATTTATTTGTATTTTGGTAGTCCATTTTTTAGCTGATTTACACCAACTTACTCCTATATATTTAGATGTTTTTAACTTGTTTGATTTAGATACATTTGCTCTTTGAGATACTACCTGTAAATTCTCTAAACGATTATCTAATTTATCCCCATTTATGTGATCTACAACTAATTTATAACCACAAGGCATGTGATTAAGAAAAGCCATTGCAACTAACTGATGAAATGATATGCTTTGTGAAATACCATCTTTAAAAAGACAAACTTTAAAGTATCCATTTCCATTTATGTTTTGCTTTAAGATTTTTTCTTTACGAGTTTTATCATTTCCTAATGATTTAATTCTACCAAAAGAGCTGACTTCATAAAGTCCTTCATAATCTTTAACTGGTTTCCAAATTTCCATAAAATAAAAAACCTCGAGTATCAGTGGTGGAAGTCACGTCAACTCGAGGAGTTTAAAAAATTCTTATATGTAGCTTCCACTCTACCGTACAAATATAACTATACTATTTGTATTTTGTTTTACTTATTTGAAAATATATTGTTATTTATAATGAATCTAAATAGATAAATACACATTCAATAGGATAAGTACACTTTCAAAAAATAATTCGTACCTATATTTACCATGGTAAGTACATATGATATACAGCAAGTTAAGTAGAAATAAGTGCAGTCTGGTACTAATTATTGGTTTTTTAGGAAAAAAATAAAAAAAAAGTTTTAAAGTAATAAAGTCGAAAATAAAAATATATATAGAAGTGGGCAAAAAAAGTGTCAATTTGTATCGAGTAGCCTTGTACCCCTTGCTATCACTACGTTAGGCGCTAGTACACTTTATTTAAGATTAGGTACTAATCCATCATCAATCCATTATCGTGCATTATTTCACGAATTTTATTGCGTACTTGTTCTGCATTTTCAATTTCGCTACCTATTTCAGAGTATTTATATAGACCTCGGTAGTATTGATCTAGTTCGTCAATTACAAATGCGTACTTCCATCCGTATAGTGCGCATTTTAAATCTTCGCTGTCTTCTATTGAATCGAATTCTAGTGTAACTTTTGCCATGATTATGCGTATCTGTATGTTGTTTTATTACCTCTTCTTCCGTTTAATCTTTGTTTTAAAGTATCTCTTTGTAATCCTAGTACAAATGCAGCATCACCAACACAATCATAGAATATCCCTGTACTTAAATCAATAACTAATTTAGCATTTGGATTATTTCCTCCTCTCGAACTATCACTTATTATTTTTAAAGATTCTGGTGTATGCTTATAATTTCTTCTTGCTTGCTTTGCCTCTTCAGGTTGTTTTTTACCATACATTCCATTTCTCTCACCACTATTTGCGATAGATATTTTCTTTTTCATTTCGTCACTAATAATTTTTCTCTTTTCATTAGCACCTTGCAATACTAAATTCAAACCATTTGAACTAGTTACATCATATAAATCTTGATAGTGTCTTTCTCTTTCATTTAATTGTTCTATATCACATTCTTCTACAACTTCAAAAATATGATTATCTACACCATGCTTTTTTAAAGAATGATAAAGTTTTCTTTGTGATTTACATGATTTAATAGAATAATAGTAGAATCTTAATTTTATATCTTTACTTTGTCCTATATAGACTTTATTTGTTGGGCTTGTTATTTTGTAAATACCTATCATATTAATTATTTAATACTCTAATTTACTAAAAAAATATGGTTCTACCACTACTCTTGCACCATTATCTTTTATATGCTCTAGTACAAACCCACGTCTTCCACGTTTAAAATTTGTTTGTACCCATTCAGAAGAAGGTGATAAGGCTGGATAATTAAAATAATCGAAGTCATCACTAGAACAAAGGTCAAATAAACATTGGTGACTATCTCCTTTTGAAAATGTAATGTATTTGCAATCGTTATATATTTTGTAATTTTTAAGGAATTGGTCTATTTTTTCTATTTGTCGTGGATCAAGTTGTGGTTTAAATCCAAATTTTAGATTTCTTGCATCTTTACCATGTGTTAATACAATCATTCTATCTTGTATCTTGTAGAAGTTTAAGAATTTTCTATGGTTTACTACCTCAACATTTGAGTATTTATGCTCTATAACACTTTTAAATGCACTATTTACAACATATCCAAATGCACCAGAGTGATTATCTTCGCATATATTATTACATACAATGTGTTTAAATTCACTTTGAAGTATATCTATTAACAAAACTTTAGCTTTCAATCCATAATCAAATGCTATTTCGTTACTCATGTTTTGTGGTAGCTTGTGACCTCCTCTAGTTGTTTCACCATCCCAACCATCCATGTAGTCACCTAGTTCATCAATGTATAAAATGTCTGATTGTTTATTTTTAATCGTGAATTCTGCCATTAGTTTAATGTTTTCTAATAACATTTCACCATTCCACTCAACAGGATATAAAGACAAACCACCTCTAGACGCATCCATGCCTGTATGAACATCTGTATAAACTAATCTATCTACTATGTCAGATTGTATTTTAAGCTTATTTAAAGGCTGTTTCTCGTATGATTTCATACACTCCGATATAACGGAGTCAAAATCTATTTCTTTGTCTGTAGTTTCACCTTTAACATTGATGGAATAGTGTTTACCTTTATACCAATAGTTTTTGATTTTCTCAGGATCTATTCCTACAGCTTCACACTCTTCAAATATGCCTTTGTTTTTGGCTCTATCTAGCATTTTAGAAGTTTGCCTTCTTTTGGTGTCAGAATATTCTAGGTTGTTTTCTTTGCAGATTTTCTTTGCAATTTCAGTAATAGTAACTCCTTGTTTGTAAAGCTCTATCATCTCGGTTTTGAATTCAACCATTAAAATACGTATTGGTACAAATAAGTAACTACGTATTTAGGGAATTGTTTTGTACAAAAAAACTCCTACCAATTACGATAGGAGTCCAAGCAAGAGGCTTTACTACAGCGATTCTGGAGTTACGTTGCTTTTTAAATATAAATCAACAAATTCATTAATTGTCAATCCAATGTGATTTTCTCCGTTGTCTCGAAAGAACAAGAAGAAGTCTATTAATTGATTACGTTCTTCTTTCTTATAATATTCTGCTAAGAACAAACAATCATCAATACATTTAAACTTTGTTTTCTTAAGTTCTTGCATATCTTTTATTAACCAATCTATTACTGTTTTCATAATTTAAAAAAATTAAGTATTATTTCTTTTTTGGTTGCATGCGTAAATGTAAACTTACCATCTATACGATGCGTAAATCCTTTGTCGTTTAGGTTGCGTTTAAGCGAACAAATTCTACATTCTATAGTCTTACCTTTATTTGCTTTTATTTTGTATTTAGAATCATCTAAATGGTAAAAAAACATGGGATAGTTATTCCTACACGTGAAACATTTTTTCATAACAAATTGTAAATTGATTTTTCGCTTGGGCTTAAGTCTTCATACGTACAACTAAATCCGTTTAACATATTTTCCTCTGAATCATACGCTTCGTTTTTATATCCTAAACCTACTTTTGTTTGCATTCTAAGTTTCTCTAACTCCATGCGTTTTAAACCCTCTATTTGGCATTTATGCACCTTTGTCGCACGTTTGTTTAACTCTTTTAATATAGTCACGTTAAACGGCTGTTTATGCAGTCTATTTGTAAGAGTCTCTGTGCTTAACTTTCTTGCTAATTCACTTGTCATAACATAAATAGTATTGTAATCGTTATTACTATAATCGCTAATATCATTTTTGCTAGTGTCATAACTATAAACTTGTATAATATTGGATACGATCCTGTGGGAAAACTTTCTTTTTTGCGTCTTTTAATCTTTTTTTAATTTTACGTTCTTCTTCGACGTGGCTAATTACCCAGTAAATTGCACCACCTAATACTAATTCTATCATAATTTGTAGTTTTTAAATATTTATATATGGACAAATATAATGCTTTTATTATAATATCGTAACATTTTATAAAATAAAGTAAAAAAAAAAACGCAACCTATTAAGATTGCGTCAGATATACTATTCTATAGTATATGTTGTTATTCCTTTATTTCAAAATGCATCCAGTCGTAATTTTTCTCTTTACCTAAGGATATAAATCCATGTTTATAAAAGATATCAATCATTTGTTTGTATTCAGGTCGTGCAAATCTAGCTGTAGTAGATGTTTCCTTAAGTAGATTTCTTTCAGGATCTAAATCTATTGCAACACCCCATGAATGTCTACTCCAATCTGAGCCACCTCGCATTTTTCTAAAGTTGAAACACCCACCAAAAAGATCTATTCCTAACTCAACTATCTTAGCGTATCCATAATGCTTTAATAAGTCGTCAAATACAGCTAGAAATTTATCTGCAACAAGCTTATGACAACTCATTCTAGATACTTTTGTATTTAAATCCCAAGCTAAACGCATAGGATAAGGTAAATTAATAGTGACTAGATAACCAGCACCTGTTACATTTGGTTTACCATACTTGGATATTAACTGTTTAGTTGTTATCATCCTCTACCTTTTGAGCGTTATAAACTGCAATTGCGCCTAGCTTTAATGACAATACCTCTAATGCGATTTTGATAACTGGTCGATTGTCAACTGCACCGCTTTCTGCTACACTTAATGCAACTGCACCTAATACTGCAGCTACCTTTACACCTAGCTTGTTTTTCTTTGGTGTTCTAGCTTTAAGTCTT